ATCTTCTTCAGCTTTAAGTTCAGCAGCTCTTGCAGCGTCATAAAACTCCATTGGCTTTGAGTCTTCTGTTCGCTCAATGTGATACGTTCCTTCATGGCAAATAGCTGTATGCGATATCAAATTTGCATGTGTTAGATGGTATATATCACCTTTTCTATCTTCTCCTGTTGAGAAAGTACCACCATACTCATAGGGATGAGTATGTGTTGCTTGCAGGTCTTCCCATTTATAGCCTTCAGGCAAAGTAAAAGTAATGGAAGTTTCTTCTCCTGTAATGACATCACCAATTACATTGCCATCTTTGTCTAAAATTGCGCCATACTCTTTCGTAAAGCTCCAGCTATTACTGGCAAACTCATTGCTTGTTGTAATTGCACTAGCTGTATATGTCTGTGGTACTTTCAACGCCTTAGGCTGCTTGTTAACTGCCCAGGCACGCTCTCGCTCATAATCACGGCGCAGGTGATTGTCATGCGTGAACTGGCGCAGCTTGTCTTGTAGCTCGCCAAGTCTAATGCGCTGCTTTACCGCGTCTGCTCTCACCTCTTGAAGGTAAGAGATCTCTCTTTTTTGGCTTCTAATCAGACGCTCGTACCTACGCTGCTTCTGCGTGGCTGCGTAGTACTCGTCACTAGTCATGCCTGTGATGCGCTCTTGCTCTGAATAGTCCATGTCTGGAAGCTCGGAGTATCCAGGAACATAAGGGGTCATGTAGTGGTAGCAGTTATGTGTTACAATAGAATTAGCAAAATACCAGGCATTTTCTGTTGAAAGGTTGTATACATGCCCAGACCACATCCGAGTATCAACACTGATGATCTCATCAGGCTCTACAATGAAGGGGCTTCTATCAGAACTATGAGAAAGCATTTCAGATGCCGGGATAGGATTATCGCCAGCGAACTCAAAGCTCTTGGCTTGAAGACCGATAGACGTAAGAAGAGTGTTGATATCGAACGTGTCGTTGATCTTTGGAATAAAGGGTTCAATAAAACCGTTATCGCCGAGCAGCTTGGTGTTTCCCAAACGATGATTACTAATAGGCTTAAGGAACGTGGAGTTCTCCCGCAAGATAGGCGAATGGCTACCAAAACTAGAATGGCGAGATGTTCTCTGGAAGAGAGAAGGGCTCTTTGTAAACATGCACAAGACGCCGTAAGAGGTAGTAGGAAAACACATGCTGACCTTTGTAAGAGAGCTAGAACCAAAGCTAATATTGGAAAACCTGGAAGCATTGAAGAGGCTCGCCTCGGAGAAATGTTTAAGAGCCTTGGAGTCAGCGTCTCTCATCAATTTGCTATCGACAAATACAATGTCGACATTTTGATTTTTGATTCCGTCGTTGTGGAAATCAGTGGTAGACCCAAGAAAGGAGTTGACGCCGAACGTATCCCCGAGCGCGTTAAACTCATTCTTGATAGAGGGTTCTCTCTCATACTTGTTTGGTCTAACACCAAGTGGCATCCCGTCACTATTGACACGGCTAAATACATAGTCTCCCTTGCTAAGCTTATTTGCAGCAACCCATCCATGAGGGGTAAGTATTGGGTGATTTGGGGTGACAGTAAGGTTATGGTCGAGTGCCGTCCGTATTGTGACAATCTCCCCGGAATACTTACGCCTATAGGCTGCTAAAGCGTTAGGACCTGATACTTTCGTATCGCCAACAACACAGTTAGCACCACAGAGCCCTGTCACGGTGCCATAGCCGGTTGACTCGACAAGAGACGGATACTCAGTACTTCTACCGCTCCTTGAATACACTTTGCCTTGCCACTCTGCATGGCTTGGACGTGCTCCAAAGTGAGCGTCAACAAAGACCAAGTCCCATTCCCACTCGTCCATACGTTGCATAAGAAGGCGGTTTCTCGCTTGGTTAGCCTGGGAAACAATGTGGCGTCTTAGAGCTGCGTCAATCGTTGTCTTGGTGCCACTGATGTAGTCAATGGTCTCTAGTCCAGAGTTGGCAAGCCTTGTAACGCCACGCTCCATAACAGCTCGTGTTGGCTCTCCGGCTTGGTGGCGGGCGATTGCTTCAGCTGTCACGTCATACCATAGAGCTGCTTGGTCTTTAGCAAGAGCAATGTTTTGACGCTCAAGGACCTCATTCATACCTTGCGCCGTCTGAGCAGCGATGATAGTTGCTAAGTTAGTCATGTGACGGCGTGAGCCCATCGCTCGTACAAACTGCCCCACGAGCGCGTCATCAGTCTTTTTGAGTGCAGTCTTTAGGACCTCACGTGTCTGCTTGTCAATAGCTGGGCGGTACTTGTAATAGATCGCGAGAGCTTCTTCGCGAGAGAGCCTAGAGAGACGCTCAAAGTCTGCAATCTCTCTACCTCTAATGACTGCGCCATTAGTACGCACTACCTCATCAAGCAGGTTCAAAAAGAAGTATGAGAGTTCCTGTACATAAGCAGATTGTGCGCCCCCTACGAGACGCACAGCGATTTCTTCAGTCGGTTTCACGATTACTCACCAAGGTCTGCGTCAAGTGCTACTCCGCCAGTCTCGCTAGTAAATGCCTTTGCGTCTTCCTCACTCATGCCTTGATATTTGACGAGGTACTTCCACTTAGGGCAAAGACCGCGTGCAATGTCATCCTTCATCATGTCTCGGTCTGCCTTGTCGTCTGAGATAACCGAGTCATCCCACAGAATGTCAACCGGCACAGACTCGTCTACTCTGTAGCCATTCATGGCGCACTCTGCAGCGAACGCGCCTTGGACAAGATTTCTTACCGAGTTCTCAATAGAGTGCTCGTGCTTTCTGATAGTCCTGATAAGCGTTGCGTTAGTGCTTACAACCTCTGTTGCCGTCTTGAGTCCCTGTCCCAGCGTGAATGACCAATACCCAGCACCAAAGCCAGTTCTAAAGCCCAGAACAGCAAGAGCATTGTTGAATGCGGTAACCATGTCATCAATGTGTGTGTCAGGGTTGTAGACCGTCATAGGAGACTCTGCGCTAATGCCAGCAGAGATTGGTGCAAACATAATCTGGTCCATAGTATTGACAAACTTTGCATTACCTTTGCTGTCACGCACGATAGCTTGCTCGTCTACAACCATCTTTGGCAGTGAAACTCTTACCTGCCAATACATCTGATTGAATGCTTCGTCTACCAGTCTGCAAGAGTCGCAGATATCTTCGATGACAGATGTACCAAGCGGTGTGAGCTCGTCATGAGCGTTGTACTTAGCTGGTTTTACAAGCGCATAGGTTGGCAGTGGTTGCTTAGTATCAACAAAGCCAGTAATGCCTTCAACCTCAACAGGGGTAATGCGATTCTGTGAGTTAAAGAGAAGCGTCTCCACCACGTGAGACTGTGTCTCTTGGTTGAAGTATCTAAGCTGCAACTGGTCGTAAAGCTTAGAGCCAACGGTTACCTTGGAGATAAATGCGCAGCCATCACCTAGAAGCGGGATAATCTGCCATGCTTTCATGGAGTCAATGCTGGTTGAGACGTTGCCCTCGTATCCGTGGAAGTTTGCAACCCATGCGCCAACACCGAGCGCAAAGACGGTACTGATGAACTCTGCTTGCTCATCAACAAAGTTAGGGATAGTGCGCTCTAACCAGTCATTCACTACGTCTTCAGAGCTTGAAAGGATTGTGCCTTCGTTCATGATCAGACTTGGAATCTCACTTGCAACCATAGAAGCTGGACTGATTGAGAGCCTGTCATACGAGTCAGCACCATTGTTGATGATGTAAGGCTGCTTGTAGTACTCATTATCGTGAGTGAACCAGCCCCACCAAAGCTGCTGGAACTTATCCATTGACGTGTCCGGCGTAAAGCCACGCTTCTTTAGGTATCTGAGTGCCCATTCTGGCTTTTGGATAGTAATCTTTGACAAGGTGAGACCCCTTCTCTTTAAGTCAAGCTTCTGTCATTGATAAGCGTCATACACGCATAACGCACAGCGTCTATAGTGTGGTTATCAGCGTCTGGCAACTGCCCTGTGAGCTGGTTGTCTTTGGTCATCACATATGAGTAATTGCTGAACTCTCGTGCTGCAGTGGTACAGCTGGAATCAATCACAATCTTTGTGCGGTACTGCAGCCACTTGATTGAGTTGTGGATGTTGTGCGCGCCTGTCTTGAGTGCACCGCGAGCGTTAATGCCATTAGCTTTGAAGTCAGCAATACTCTTTGGCTCTGCTGAGTCGCACCATACTGTGGCATATGGTTCAGCGTCTTCAATAACATCCTCACCATCTTTGAGAGCGTTGCCCAGCTTCTCACTTACGAGCTCAGCAGTATCTTGGTTAGAGAGTCCACACTTCACAAACTCATCCAGGATGTAGAGTGTGCGAGTCTTTGTGTCGTAAGCAATCTTCACCCAGGCGAATGGATCCTGTGAGAAACCCCAGTCAACGCCGTAATAGTGATACTCAAGCTTTTTGCGCTCTGCGTGTGTGATGTCTCTCACCTCAACACGAGTGAATACCTCCGAGCCAAAGCCAACCTGCTCTCCTAGCCACTCATGGCGATATGCTTCCTCGTCAAGCTCCTTGAGTGCTTCAGCGTCCTTGCGTACTTGCTCTGGTATCCACTCATGGGGCACATCGAGGTAGCTTGACTCAATGACGCGCTCCGGGTGTGTTGAGAGCATGGTAGAGACGTGCTCATTTACCCAGGCATCGCGAGAGCGTGGTGGGTTATGGTCAAAGAATCGGAAGTATACAGAGCCTTCTGGAGCGTCACGAGTGACAGACTGCATAACCGTTCTGAGTTCTCCCCAGCCATTGAACTGGTCTACCTCTGAAAACCACTGGTAAGCGTAATACGTGCCGTTTGGCGCTTTGATTGCCTTTGTCTTCTGCGTATGGTCACCACCACGGAACGTAATGACTTGACCAGTTGCAGGGCGCGTAAGCTTGTACGGACTCTTAGACGCTCTCCATTCATCGCGGATGTTGAGCTTGTCAATCGCCCAAAGCATCTGCTCAAAGACACCGTCTCCAATATCCTTACCAATCTTTGGCATGATGAACGCTGAGCGGTCCTTGTGCTCCATGAGTCCTTGCATGATCTCTAAAGAGACCGTAGAGCTTTTCAAAGAAAAACGCCCTCCCCTTAGCCACCATTCACCTCCTGCGTCTTGTGCGATTGCACGATGCAGCGAGAGAAACGGTGGTGCTAAGAGAAGGGCGAAGTCTGCCACGAATGGCTTCTCTTCTTCTTCCACATCTTCTGGAATTGCGTCTAAGAGCGTCCTGCCAATGGAAGAGATGGCAGTGACTGCAGTTTGGTTCACGCCGGAGTCAGCAATAGACTCTTGCGCCATTGCGAACGTCTTACCCATGCCATTTAAGACTTGAGCACGGGTGATAGTTACTTTCTTTGAAGCGCGTTCCTGAAGGTCTTGAAGCCTT